ATTAAATGATTACCTACCACGATAAAATTGAACAGAACACGCCTGAATGGTTTGCTATTCGCGAAGACCACCCGCTCACAGGGTCAACTTCGTATGAGTTTCTACTAGCCCGTAACCCAGCAACGTACGTTCTTAAAGAGAGCAACTTCACTGGTAACAAATACACGGAGCGTGGTCACGACTTAGAGCCTGTAGCAAGGAAGCTCCTAGACCGCGTGTACGACATTCAAACGCTCGAGACGGGTTTCGTTACCAATAGCGACTTCCCATGGGCAGGCTGCTCTCCAGACGGGTACACAGACGTATATATGGTCGAGATCAAATGTTTTATGAAAGCACGACACTTATTGAACGCGGTTACGACTGACGCAAAGATTTTATCCCAAGTGCAGTGGAATATGATGATTATGGGTAAGACCAAGGCTTTACTCGTTTTCTTCTGTCCTGATAATACCCTCGAACCGTCTGAACAGCTTATAATCAAAGAGATAGATGCGAACCCTAATATCTGGGCGAACATGAAGAATAGGATAGAAATATATGGCAAGGCTAGAAACCTTACACATGGACGGGTTATTTAGCGACGAAGACATCGCTAACCGCTTTTACGTCATTAGACAGTGCGTCGATTGTCTTGCATTCACCAAGTGGGACATTCGCAACAAAAATACCTACAACTGTGCTACCTGTGGAAGTGGCAAATTTGACTCGAACCGACAGCACTCGATCAGAACCCACCACAACTTTATTGGTAAAAAAGGTAGAAAAAAGGTAAAATAGACCTATGAAACAAACTCTCAAAGAACTATCTGAAGAAATCACGGGTATGTCGCTACGTTATAAACTGCAGACGGTGCTACGACCGAAAACGTGGTCACGTATACGCAAGTTTCGTCGTCAGCGACTTGCTCGCGGTTACAGCGATAAAGATATGTGGAACAGCGGCACCCACCTGATGACGCTCATCTCTGAAAGTCTTAAATGGCACGATAGCAGGGGCGTTAGCGACTTCGACTATATGTTCAAGATGTGGGTTGATGAAGGCAGCAACTTCGGATATAAGAACCTAAAGCAGGTTTACACTGACATTGATAACTACTTAGCTATCGACCGTAGTGACTGGTCAACAGGGCTTGCGGGTCAAATTGTACACCTCGAAGACGCTTACATCGCTGATGGCGACGATACGTCTAAAGTCACAGTTGAATGGCACGACGATAAAACTGGTAAGAAAATCACAGACGCTCGCGTAAGAAAGCTAATGGACGAACACCTCACTAAGGTAGAGAAGCTACACGACAAAGCGGTAAACGCTCTCACCTTCTGGGCTCATCACGCTCGACAATTTTGGGATTAACTCCCCTTGACAAAATCGGTAAAATAAAGTATATTGGGTTCAGCACTTTAACAGCTGATAACCCTATAGTTGCCGACCTAATTAAGGAGCAGATAGATGGTGAAAATCAACACCCAGATTTCTGTCGAGCGAGATTACGATCTCTTTAAGACAGTAACGGGCAACCGACAAGTCAGGCCAGCTCACGTGAAGAAACTCCGAGTTTCTCTCGAGCAAGACCCTGAAACTATCAAATATAACCCTATTCTAATTAACGAGCACTGGCAAGTGATCGACGGTCAGCACCGTTTAGAAGCTATCAAGCAACTCAGTCTACCCGTTTATTACATTCAGGTACCTGGGCTAAAACTTGGTGACGTGCAGAAATTAAACTCTGCGTCTAAACAATGGCAACCGATTGACTACGCTAATGCGTTTTCTAAATTAGGTAACAATAACTATACTTTGTATATCGAAGTCAAAGAAGGGGCTCACAAAGAGCTGTCACTTAACCACGACAGTCTTTTGAAGTACCTCTCACTAGACAACCCGATTACATCTCAATCGTTCAACGAAGGCAAGCTAAAGATTGATGACTTCAACAAGAGTCTCAAGCTATTGAAACAGTTGAACGCTATTGGGCAATACTACGACCGTTACAATATTCGGTCTTTCGCACTCGCATTTTTGCGTCTTGCGACTAAACCTCAATATGACCACGCGCGTATGCTAGACCAGATGAAGAAGTACTCTAACGACATTGAGGACTACTCACGAGAGCAAGACTACTACGTTTCGCTCATCAAGGTATACAACGCGCGTAAGAGCGGAAAGAACAAAGAGTTCTTCGGTTCTGACCCGTTCATGTTTAAGTAAATAATAAATCGGTCGGCAACTACAGCGTTATCAGTGTGCTAGGATAAATATACTATGGAACGAGAATACGTCTACGAAGTCGGGTTAACACCTGACGATAAAGCGCGGTTGCAACGTTTATTAGGAGTGCGTACACTTAGTCTTGAAGACTATGAAAACGCGAAAAACACTATTAACGATATAGAGGTAGAAGAATGAAAGTTCTCGCAGTAGGCGACACACATCAAAAACAGTGGATTTTAGATCAGGTCGAAAAAGTCGCTGACAACTACGACAAAGTAGTTCTTTTAGGTGACTACCTCGACAATTGGGGCTCTAATGGGTTCGATCGACTTGATATGATTTTACGAGTACAGCGGTTGGTGCAAACTCACCCTAACATTATCGCTCTCTGCGGTAACCACGACCTCTGTTATTTCAATAAGAAGTACAGCGGTATGTATTCAGGTTGGGACCCTCAAGCTCAAATGATGTTTGACGCTGAACCTCAACTCACTGACTTTATGCGAAAGCTACCAGAAACCTACGAAATCGACGGGGTCACTTACTCACACGCTGGTCTAACTGACGACTGGACACCTAATCGTCACCCGCTCGCAGAAGACGGTCACATGTGGGTACGACCTGGGCAAGGCTACGTCTACAAACCAAACCAAGTGTTCGGTCACACCCCTAGCAAGACTTGCTGGGAAGTACAGCAAAACGTATGGTGTGTTGACACATTCTCGCAATACCAAGACCTCACCCACTTCGGTGATTGTAGTGTTCTTGAAATTGTTGACGGTAAGACTTTCACCGTTACAAAACTCGCATAAATAGCTATTGATTAAGTTGCGGCTTCTGACTTATAATTAGGCCTGTAAAGGGGTTTAAGATGTACAAAGCAAAAACAAAGTTCAAGAGCAAGTCGCATAACGCACGAGTGGTCAAAGAGGGTGAAGTGTTTGAGTTAGAAGCTATCTACCACAGTCCTTACGATATTGGGCGATCAAAGGTCGAGCTTACTAGCACAGAACGACCAATGTTCTTATCTATCACGCACAATGAGTTCAACGAGTTTTTTGAAGAAGTTGACTAATGGTCGATTGATGTTCATACTTAAGTATGAAAGTGATAAAAACATAAAAGGAAAAATATGAAGAAACCTATTCTACGCATGATGGTCGGTCTACCTGGCTCAGGCAAAAGCACAGCAGCTAGTGAGTTGACAGACAACAGCACCCCAGAAGAAACTTGGGTGCAGGTTGAGAAGGACATTATTCGTAAAGACAGCAAGCTCTTTGAGGGCGGTAAGTACGATCACGACCGTGGTGACGAAGCGATTGTTATTCGCGAACGAAACCGCCTTATTCGCGACGCACTACGAGCAGGTAACAGTGTAGTCGTATCAGACACTAACCTAGACCCAAAGCACCGTGGGCAGCTTCGAATGTTGGCTACAGAGACTGACGTTGATTTCGAAGTTGATGACAGCTTCTTAGATGTACCAGTTGATGAATGTATCAAACGAGACGAAGACCGCGAACAGAGTATCGGTAAAAACGTTATCTTAGATATGTATTACAAGTACGTTCACCCAGGCTTTCACCAACGTCGTTCAGACTGGAAAGACAAGCTACCTCGTGCGTTCTTGTGCGACATCGACGGCACTCTTGCTCACAATCTAACTGGTCGGGGTTGGTACGATCTTGACCTCGTAAAGAACGACACACCAAACTACGCGCTTACGCACATTTTCGATGCGATTGACCTGTTTCGTGACGACTTCTCACGTAAGCACACGAAGTACACTCACATCATTCTTTTGAGTGGTCGTAAAGAGGGTGCTCGGGCTGCTACCGAAGCGTGGTTAGACCAATGGTCAATACCGTATGACGAGCTAATTATGCGAGCAGACAACGATAACCGAGAAGACACAGTCACTAAAAAAGAACTATACGAACAACACATTAAAGACCGATATAACGTTCTTGCAGTGTTTGACGACCGACCGCAGGTTGTCGATATGTGGCGACGTGACCTTGGTTTGATGGTGTTTCAGGCTGCAGATCACGACTTGAAGTTTTAGGGATTGATAGGTAGTATAGGGATATGAATAAAAAGGAACTACTAGCGAAGGCAAAACTCGCGAATGCTCTTATTGAAGATAAGGAGTCTCGGGTAATTCTGAGCCTCTTTATCGACAATTTGAAGCTCGATATTGAAAAGGAGAAGCCGACTTTAGGGTTTAAGGCTGGTAAGGACAAAGATGATGCAGACGGAGAAACTTGAACCAATACACCGACTCGCAGAAGAAATCATGCGTGATGACGCTGCAGGTAAACTTCCGTTACACTACACACACGACGATATTATCGCTGTGACGGTAGTGTTCTCTCACATTATGGGTGCGCGTTTCGTGCAGTACCTTGAGAAAGAGAAGATAGGGTTAGGTGCAAGCAGAAAGCTCACGCAAGGCCTAGGAGCCAAAATCAGTGATACCGTAATGTACGCGACTGACGTAGATATAAAGATAAAAGAGGTAATATGAACAAGAACGACCAACCAGAAGACAAAGGCGGAGCACTAATCGTAGGTACAGCCGCAGCAATTATTATTGCGTGTATTGTAGCTGTTGTAATCGCGTTAGCGGTAGCGGCAATTAAGTGGATCCTGCATCTTTAACAGAGGTACTTTGGTCTGCACAGTTGGGTAGCCAGAACCCCAAATCCGTGTATAATAAGAAGAGTAATAACTATGTAAAGGGCGAAAGCCGAAGGAATAAAATGGCAGACTTAAATACCGTCACCATCACAGGGCGTCTTACCAAAGACCCAGAGCTAAAATCAACAACAACAGGCAAGAACGTAGTAAGTTTCTCTGTAGCAGTAAATGGTTACAAAGAGGGCGACACTAGCTTTATCGACGTTACCGCGTGGGAAAAGACAGCCGAACTAGTTGCTAACCACTTCAGCAAGGGTTCACGAATCCTACTGCAGGGTCAATTACAGCAACGAACATGGGACAAAGATGGTCAAAAGCACAGTAAGATCGAGATTAACGCTCGTGAAATCGTGTTCATCGACCCAAAGAAGCAAGATAACGGAAGTCAAGATGTAGTTATCGACGACATCGAAGACAAGCCTATCGACCTATCTGCGATCCCTTTCTAACAAACATTGAAACAAAAAAAGAAGACCACCTCTCGGGGTGGTTTTTCTATCTCATCAAGCTAACGAAACTGAGTTTAACGTATCTGCGACCGTGCTTCTTCGCGATTATCTTACCACGCTCGTCAATCGCATCTAAAATAGGTTGCGCACGTTCATACGCTTCTTCACGAGTAATTTGACCCGTATTGTAAAGACGTTTAATTTCGTCTATCTGGGTTATATTCGCTTCAGCATAATCGCTTACGTTCTTCGTATCTGTCATATAAATTATAATATCATTTATCTAGTTCGGTGTCAATATCAGTACTGACAATAAACATGTGACGCGCGAGCTTGTGGTGGTATTTGAACTCGAACCAATTGCTTTTTTGCTTGTGCATAATCTGTGCAACTGTTTCATCATTGTAATAACCCACGTCTAACGTGTTGATTTGCGCTGGTTGCGCTGGTCTTAATACACCGTCGATAGTTATAACACTACCCCCTGTGTCACTGACCAGTACCCTCGGGTACAGTGACGCTTGATCTACCATAAACTCATTATAACTTGTTTTGTGAAAAATCGTACACAATAAACCTGCCCAATCTTCGTGTATAATGATACATAGCGGACCAGTCGGTTAGTACCTTTTTTCACTTAGTAATTCATATAATTTATATACAGGAGTAATACAGGCGAACTCACTACCACCGTGAAAAC